CTCAGCTGCGGTCTTTACAAGGTCGTAGACTCAAAGACAGTTTCCACGCTCAGGGACTTTCTCAGGGACGAGGACTATCCTGCAATGCTGGAAAGGATCAATGTGGTGGATATGGTCAGCAGCGGCCTTCCGCCCTGCTTCCTTATGACTGCCGTGGGTGACTTCCTAAGGGAGGAGTCCGCAGCCTTTGCGGAATGCCTCGCAAAAGCAGGCGTCAGGTGCGAGTATAAGCTCTATGGCACCGAAAAAGAGCCTCTCGGCCACGTTTTCCACTGCAATGTGAGACTTGCCGAAGCTGCTCAGGCAAACGACGATATGTGCAGCTTTTTTAAGTCGCTAATGCGATGAAACATCCCGAGGCATAAACTACTATATAAAACGGATCACCGAGTCTGAAATTACAGACTCGGTATTTTTATGCCATGCGGACACTAAAGGTCATCCTGCATTTTTGTACGCTCTGCACAGAAACAGATGTTCTCGTTTGTGCAGGTATACAAAGTCAAAAACTTTTTTTCAGTTATACAACGGTTTCCCATTGTTTTGACCCCCTTTCCGGACTACTTATGAACGGCGTCTTCGTTCATTACCGAAAGGAGGTCATATTTTTTGAACAGAAACACAAAAGCAAGGCTGAACTCTTTCTGCTGCAATTATGTAACTCTCGGCAGTGTCGAGGAGGCGGCTGTCAGGGCAGGCTTTCCCCGTGAGACAGCCCTTTCCGAGGGCATAGAGCTTATGAAAACGGAGGAGTGCCGACAGCTCATATCACAGCTTCGCGGACTCCTTGCCGACAGCGGCACAGTAGCCGCAGGACTTAAACGGCTCGCCTTCGGGAGCTGCACAGACGCGGTGTATCTGGTCTTTGCCGATGAGCTTCCCCCTGCGGAGGTCATAGGCAGGCTGGACCTTTTCAACGTCTCCGAGATAAAGCGCGTAAAGGGCGGCGGAGTTGAGGTAAAGCTGTTCGACAGGCTGAAAGCTCTTGAAAAGCTTTTCGAGCTGGAGAACGCTTTCAGCGACCGTGACAAGGCAGAGAGCCTTATAAAGGCGCTGACCGCCGAGGAGGAGAGTGGGAACGATGATGATAACTGAGTTCTCACACAAGCAGCTCCTTGCGATGAAATGGTGGAATATGCGTAACTACGGCGACCGCGACGCCATAATCTGCGACGGAGCGGTGCGAAGCGGCAAGACCCTTTCCATGTCGCTGGGCTTCATATTCTGGGCGAGCAAATGCTTCAATGGGGGCTCCTTTGCCATGTGCGGCAAGACCATAACCTCCCTTCGCAGGAATGTGATAACGCCCATGCTGCCGCTGCTGACCGAGTACGGCTACATCATAAACGAAAAGGTAAGCAGGAACTACTTCGATATGACCTTCCTCGGCAGGACCAACAGGGTGTACCTTTTCGGCGGCAAGGACGAGGGCTCCGCGGCGCTTATACAGGGAATGACTCTCTCGGGAGTTTTCTTCGACGAGGTAGCTCTCATGCCGCGATCTTTCGTTGAGCAGGCACTTGCACGATGCTCTGTCAGCGGCTCAAAGATGTGGTTCAACTGCAATCCCGACAATCCCTCCCACTGGTTCTACAATGAGTGGATAAAGAAGCTAAAGCAGAAAAACGCTCTCTATCTTCACTTTACCATGGAGGACAATCCCTCGCTGACAAAGAGGGTCATGGAGCGCTATGAGCGTATGTACTCGGGCACATTCTACGACCGCTTTGTGCTGGGAAAATGGACTGCCTCACAGGGCGTGGTCTACCCCATGTTCAGCGCGGAAAAGCACGTTTTCAGCGGCGATATAAGCTGCGAGAGATATGTCATCTCCTGCGACTACGGCACCGTAAATCCCTCGTCCTTCGGGCTGTGGGGACTCAGCGGCGGGGTCTGGTACCGACTCAGGGAGTATTACTACGACTCCCGTCGGGAGGGCTCATCACGCACCGATGAGGAGCATTATGCCGCTCTTGAGGAGCTTGCAGGAGACAGGGCTGTGGAAAAGGTCATAGTTGACCCGTCTGCCGCCAGCTTTATCGAATGCATAAGACGCCACGGGAAATTCCGCGTGGCAAAGGCGGATAACGATGTTATATCGGGCATCCGTCAGGTCAGCACAGCTCTGAAGCAGGGCAGGCTCCGCTTCCATGAGTCCTGCCGTGACATCATCAGGGAGTTCTCGCTGTACTGCTGGAACGAGAGGGCAGGGGCGGACGCTCCCGTAAAGGAAAACGACCACGCAATGGACGATATGCGCTATTTTGTGGCGGATATGGTCAGGTCACAGGGCGGCGGCGAGCTCATTGCGCTGTCCGTAGCCCGATAAGAACGTGACGCCGTTCAGTACGAAAGAAGGAGGAATTATGAAGCTTTTTCAGAAGAAGAACGCTCCGAAAAGCGCTCCCGGGCTAATAGGCGCACAGCGCGGCTGCGCGGAGGGATTTGACCTGCCTGCCGCAGTACAGCCCTATGAAAAGGAGCTCTATGACAGGCTCCGCTGTGCAGTTCCCATAATCGACGCAGCCATCATGAAGATAATCAGGCTCACGGGCGGTTTTCACGTCGTATGCAGCGATAATAGCTTTCAGCAGGAGCTGGACAGCTTTCTCGCAGGGGTCCCCGTAGGACTTACGGGGCGGTCGGTGGGCTGCTTCGCGGACAACTTCCTTGACAGCCTGCTCACCTACGGCAGGGCTGTTGGGGAGATAGTCACGGACAATGAGCAGCGCAGGATAGCAGGGCTCTGGAACGGGGATATCTCCAAAATACGCATTTCTTCGGGAACAGACCCGTTCAGCAGGAGCTACGAACTCAGGGCTCCAGACGGCACAAGCCGCAGGATAGCCCATCCCGAACGCATAGTCTACGCGGAGCTGACGGGCGGCAATTCGCTGCTCAGAGGGCTTCCGTCACTCAGCGGCATCCTCATGAGGATATATCAGTGCATAGGTCAGAACTACGACCGTGCAGGCAACATCCGCTATGCAGTGACCTACAAGCCCACAGGCGAAGCCTCGGACGTAATGTTCACCCGTGAGAGGGCTCAGCAGATAGCCCGTGAGTGGGCAGATGGCATGAACTCGGCGAAATACGGTCAGGTAAAGGACTTTGTTGCGGTGGGCGACGTTGATATAAAGGTCATCGGAGCCGAAAACCAGCTCTTTGATACCAATGTGCCCGTAAGGCAGATACTTGAGCAGCTCATCGCAAAGCTGTCCATACCGCCATTCCTGCTGGGACTGTCGTGGAGCTCTACGGAGCGTATGTCATCACAGCAGGCGGATATACTCACCTCTGAGCTGGAGTATTACCGCCGACTTCTCACTCCCGTCATCTGCGATGTGGGAAATGCCTATCTTGCTTCTATCGGAGCGGAGGCAGCCTGCACAGTGGAGTGGGACAACATCAACCTACAGGACGAAACAGCCCTTGCAGAGGCAAGGCTGAAAAACGCACAGGCGAGGGAAATTGAGCTTCGCCTTGAAAAGAATTAAAACGGAGGATGAATTATGTATAACGATATCAAGCTTGAAAAGGGTCTTTACAATCTCAGCGGCAAGTCTTTCACAGCCGCTCTCGAGGAGCTTGACCCCTCCTCGGCATATGCAGGAACTCCTCTTGAGAAGCTGGACGCTTTCGAGAGACAGCTCAAGCGCTTCAACATCAGGATCAGCGGTCAGGACTGCGACTGCGTGGAGAAGTTCTTCTCGACCACCGAGACAGCGGTTCTTTTCCCCGAGTTCGTAACACGATGCATCAGAAAGGGCTTCGACGAGACGGTGCTGAGGTCCGTATGCGCCGCAAAGACAGTCTGCGCCAGCAGCCAGTATCTGGGCTGTGTACTTGACGATAAGGCAGCCTATTCCACAACCGCAGAGGCAACTGCTCTCCCCGAGGCAACGGTCAGAGAGGGCGCAGAGGCTACCGTCCTTGAGAAGTTCGGCAGACTCATCAGCGCTTCCTACGAGGCTATCCGCCAGCAGAGACTTGACGTTTTCGGCGTCATGCTCAGAAGCGTAGGCGTAAGACTTGCCGCATCCGTTGTGAAGAAGGCTGTGGAGGTACTTGTGGAGGGCGTTGAGCCCATCACCACAGAGGCGCTCACCTATGACGACCTTGCTGCACTTTACGGCGAGTTCGACTGCTTCGATATGACTACGGTCATCGCTTCTCCCGAGCTGGCTTCCAAGATAGCTGCTATGGAGCAGCTCAAGGACTGCGCCGCAACTCCCGACGGAAAGCTCATTCTTCCCTTCGGTGCGGAGCTCATCAAGACCTCTGCTGCGGGAGCTGATACGGTTATCGGTATCGACCGCGATTTCGCTCTGGAGTTCATCACCAGCACCGACCTTGTCATGGAGACCGACAAGCTCATCGACCGTCAGCTCGACCAGATGACGGTGTCTGTGACCTGCGGCTTCAGAAAGATAACTCCCGAGGCAGTAAAGGTGCTCACTGTGGAGGCAGGAGAGTAAGAGATCAGTTGTTAGTGCTTAGTGCGGGGCGATGAAGACATCGCCCCCTACATTGAATGTCTATTCCGAAAGGAGATATTATGGACAATATCATTCTCGATAAGATAAACAGATTTACGCGGAGAAAGCTCACAGAGGACGAGGTCTACGTCTTCTCGGTCATTCTCTGCGACAACGATATCGACCGCGACTGCGAGAGATTTTCCGACGGGGCACTTCAGTCCCTGAAGGAGAGATTTGTGGGCAGGACAGGCATCTTCGACCATGACACTGCCGCCGCCAACCAGAACGCCCGTATTTTCGACACGGAGCTTGTCACAGATGACTCGCGCACTACCGCGGACGGCAAGCCTTACAAGTACCTCAGGGCAATGGCGTATATGGTACGCACCGAGGAGAACAAAAACCTCATCGCGGAAAT